CTCAACTTCACCCGTCTCTCGGAACAGACCTATACCGGGGCCAACCTCTCCCCGGATGACCTCACCGAGGTCAACAGTCAGTTAACCATCGACCAGTGGAAATCTTTCTACTGGCGTGAAAAGACGATAAACAAATGGGCCAGTTACATCAAGGAGCCGAAAGGCACCGTCCTTGAGCAGACCGCCAACGAACGGCGGAAGAACATCATGAAGTACTTGCTTGGCTTGTACACCAAAGCGGCAGCCGGCAACTGGGTCGGCACCGATTACACAACCGGAACCGTCACCGTTGATGTGACCACCGGCGTTGTCTCGGGCAACGGCACTACCTTTGCCGCCACTATGGTAGGCCTTCCGTTTAAGGCGACCGGCCACACCAAGTGGTATCGCATAGCCACCTACACCAGCACCACCTCCATCACCATTGTCAACGACACCGACGACGCGACAGCCGGATACGACGGCGGCGCTATCGGCGCTGGCGCAACTTATACCATCCAAGCCGCGACTGTAAGAACCATCGACAACAGCACCACGGGCATGTACCTGCTCGACATGGTTACCAGCCTTAAACAGGTTTTGGACGAAAACGAAGTGCCTGATGAAGGCCGCGCTTTGTTCTTACCTCCGGCCGGTATCACCGCCCTGTTGAAAGACACCAAAATCAAGCTGAACGTGCCCGCCGCCTATGAAGACCTCATAGTCAAAGGTATGGTCACGGAGCTTGAAGGCTTCAAAGTCTTCAAAGTCAACCGCTTGACCGGCGACAACACCAACGGTTATCACGTCCTGGCTTGCCAGAGGAACTTCTTAACCTTTGCCGACAAAGCTCTGAACGTCGGAATGGAAGAAGACCTGATTGGAAACTTCGGATCAGCGTATAAGGATTTGTTCGTTTACGGCGCGAAAGTTGCCGATGAACGCCGCAAATTCGGCGCGACTGCATTCGTCAAGTTCACCGCCTAGTCTATAGACCCCGGCTCGCCCAAATAGTGGGCCGGGGTTTTTCCCTATCATTAAAACATCTATTTTATGGCTCGTACTAAATCTATCGCCTTCCCGAACACGGAAGATGAAGAAAAGGCTGTGTTTGACAAGTTGCAACGGGCAGCCATTACATCGTTGTTAAATACCGGCGCTTTGGCCATTCACGGCTCGGCTTCGGCTTTAGCCAAGTTTGTGAACACCATCTATTTTATGATTGATGGTCAGGTTTACAGCAAGACCGCCGCTGACTGCGCCGCTTTGGCTGGCACCGTAACCGCCGCCAAATTCAACGTGTTTGTGTTCTCGGTCAATGCCGCAGGCACGCTTGCTACTCAAATGGGAACTGAAGCCGCAACTTTGGGCGGTGTAGTTTTCCCGTCCGTTCCCGATGGCTCGGTTGCAATCGGTTTCGTCATCATCAACCCGACCGGCACCGGCAACTTTGTCGGTGGTAATACGGCGTTGGACGACGCGACCGTTGTTCCGAACGCCGCTTACGTCAACACCGTGGGCGACTTTTTCCCGCAGTATTCCACTCTGTAATTCCCAGACTCTGGGCTCTACCCAGAGTTCAGGGCTTGAGAATTAAATCACAAAACCAATGTCCGAAATAGAGACAAACATTCCCATCCAGAGGAAACAAAACATCTGGATAAGACTTGTCAAAGCTTTCCTCAAAACCCAGGTTGGCAAGCACATCGCCTTTACGTTAGGCATCAAAGGGTTTGACCGGGTAGGCTATAGCCTTATAAAGTTCAAAGAATATGACAAAGACGGCAACAAGGTGTACGCCAAGCCGTCGCGGTTTCAGTTTTCCTATAACTCCCGCGTTAATAAGGGAGCGGCTTTGCAGGCTTCGTTAATGTCGGGTTCGGCTTTAGGCTCTTGTGCTTCGCCGCTACCGCCTATCTACATTGCCCTATCGACGGCAAGTTTGACTCCGGCGTACGGCGACACAACCTTAACAAGTGAAACCGTAGTGGCTGGTATTGCCCGCGCGCTCGGAACGGTGCAAAATTACGTGTCGCCCGGCACGACCGTTGACGGCGCGGCTTCGTACGACATCTACAAACAGTTCACCTTGACCGGCGCAGGCACCACGGTGGTGTCATCGGCTCTCTTTGACGCGGCCTCCACCGGCAACATGTTTGCCGAGGCGAACTTTGGCAGCTCGGCGGTTATGGCCACGAACGATATCTTGCAGGTTACGTGGACGGTTAACATATAGGTAAGTTGCTGACTTTGTAATCGGTTTATCTATCCCTTAGTATGCCCATAGCTTTTGATAGCTCAAATACTGGCCACACTAGTTCGGCGGCAACTTCTCTGACTTTTTCTCATACTTGCTCAGGTAGCAACCGTATTTTGTTTGTCGCCGTAAACCAAGAGGACACTAGTGGGGACGACGACATAACAGGCATTACTTACAATGGCGTGGCTATGGATTTTGTCGCTAAGCACGCCGCTGGTTCCGGTGGTTGGGTTCAGCCAATTTACCTTTATAAAATGGTAAACCCTCCAACTGGCACGCACAATGTTGTCGTTAGTTTGAGCGACTCTAAAAATAGTGAGGCAATTAGCGTTTCTTATACTGGGGCGGCACAAACAGGGCAACCGGACGCCAGTAACACCTACTACAATTCTGGCTCTGGTACACACAGTGGAAAAGTTATAGATTGTTCACTTTCAAGTGTAGCTGATAATTGTTGGATGTTAAGTGTTTGCGTTAACTCTTGGGGAGCTTTGAGTTTAAATAGCGGAATGACTTTGCGTGTTACTGGTGGAGGTGCTTGGGCATTAGCCGATACAAATGGTCCAATTCATCCAGCAGGAAATGTGACGGTTGAGTGGGCAGAGGGTGGGCCGCAAAATTGGTCAGAACAAGTTATACAGTGTTCGTTTGCTCCCGTTACCGTGACTACTTTTGCTTCCACCGCCTCCGTTACAGTCTCTCGCGCCGCTTCCAGAAGTATAACCATAACCAGAATTGGCACCTTAAAAAGAGCAGTCGCGGCTTCAGTAAGCAATGCGGTCAGCAGACTGGCTGCTGTCGTTCGCAAGGTTACATTCTTGCGAGCAATATCCGCCTCGGTTTCTCGTGCCGCGAGCCGTTCGGCAACCGTCGCGCGATTGGCGACTTTAAAGCGAGGAATATCCGCGTCCGTATCCAATTCCGTTTCCAGATTGGCGACGGTGGTAAGAAAAGGAACGTTCATTAGAAAACTATCAGCTACGGTTTCCAACGCCGCCAGCAGACTGGCCACGGTAGCGTATATCCTAAGCCATAACCCGACTATCTTTGTAAAGACTGTTTCCGTTTCTGTTTCCAATGCGGCATCCAGATTGGCCACCATTGTGGCGACTAAGTCTCACAGGATTGTTGTCGCCCTATCCGTTTCGGTATCGAACACGGCCGGAAGATTGGCGACCATGGTCAGGAGCTTTACGGGCAAGCGTTCCGCTTCGGCTTCCGTGTCAAACTCCGCCTCACGCTTGGCTTCGGTGGCAAGGGCAAGGATTCTGATACGGGCTTTGGCCGCTTCCGTCTCAAATGCTGCTTCCCGTTTGGCGACCATAGTCAGGAAGGCTACCTTCCTTCGCAATCCGACAGCGTCGGTATCCAATGCTGCTTCCAGATTCGCCGTGATGGTTCGGGGGTTTCTGTATAAGCGCGCCGCTTCAGTATCAGTATCTCTGGCGGCATCCAGAACGATTGTTGTCAGCAAAGGCAAAATCTTTTTCAGGACGGCAGTCGTGACTGTTTCAAACGCCGCTTCCAGACTCGCCTCGGTCGTTCGGCTAATGACATACACTCGCTCAGTGAAGGTGTTCGTGTCTACCGCGGCCAGCCGATTGGTACGGATATCCAGGGTAACCCTAAACGGCCTATTGGCCATTTACAGCAATAAGTTTTCCAAACGAAACACGAGCTACGGCAACAAGTACAATCAGCAAGGAACAAGTTATAACAACAAATATCACCATCTCTAATGATTAGCGTTGAGCCAATCCAAAACTTCAATGGCTTCGGCACAGGCGCCCAGCAAGGCGAGTATTTCTATTCGCAGGGTATGTGCAAAACCCAGTTTGGTTTGACTCCGAACTGGCATAGCCGGGACCAAATCACGTCAGCAAGTTTGTCTGGCCTGAATGTTGTGAACTGGTTTGGTTCCAACGCCAGCAGCGTGTTTGGCTTCGACAGCGGAGGAGTGGTCAACAGCGCCGACAGCACCAATCTGAATTGGGCCAAAGCCTATACGCCTTTTACGTCTTCCCATGGCAATGGCATGATTGTTGACCAAACCGGCCGCGTGCTGGTGGCGGGCGACCGCTACCTGTCCAAATGGGACGGCTCCACGGCAGCGGTTACGGCAGGTACGGTTTACACCCAAAACGGCAATGCCAATCTCACCGGAACCGGTACGAACTTCACCAGCGACATGGTTGGTAAGCAGATTGTTATTTCAGCCCAGCTATACACTATTTTATCCGTGGCCAGTACCACCTCATTGACTTTGACGGGCAACTTTACCGGCACAACCGGAACCTACAACTACACAATCTATATGGGCTCGACTGAGCAGTGGAAGGACTTCGGCTCCGCTTTTACGGTGACCGGCATCAGGCAAATGGACTTGTATGAAGACTGGGTCGTCATAACCAACAAGAACAGTCTCGCTTTGCTCAATGTTACCGACGATTCCTTTACCAATCAGGGATTGGCACTTCCCAGCGGCTATACTGCCGTCACAGCTCGCGCCGGCACGTCCGGAATTCTTGTAGGCGTCAACGTCAACGCCCGAGGAGCCGCTTTCCTTTGGGACGCCTATTCCAACGGCTCCATTGCTCCTTGGATTTGGTTTAACGCCAACATCAAAGCCATTGTGCCAACCAACGAAGGGTACTTGGGCTATTACGTCATCACCAGCCGCGGCATATACCAAACGAACGGATACGTGGTCACGCCTATTTATGAGATGTTGCCGGATGACCGCCTCACATACAGCCATCTTGTCGGAAACCTGACACCTAATGGCGTTGTACTTATCGGAAACTATCTAATTTTTCTCGGCGGCAGCAGCTTTACAAGACAGGGCGCCGGCATTTACATTTTTAATGTTGAGACCAAGACGTTTGAATTCTGTCCCGTACCAAACAACGTTCAGGCTAACCTGACATTGGGCGGCATATTCTTTGACAGCGCGCTCAATATCCATTTTTCATACGGTTCAACCCATCCCTCCATAACTGCCATTGGCCAACTGTTGAATGTTTCGCCGTCATCGGCTTACTACATTACCGAACCAAAAGGCCTTGGAGATGGCAAGACTTCCTTCGCCGGCAACGAAAAGACCGCCGAAGCGGCCAAGTTTACCATTCTTCAAAATACCCGGCCGTCTACAGTAGGAAGCAATACCTACTCTCTCGCCCTTAAGGTCTACAATTTCCAGCGTAGCCTTTGGTCATACGCGCAGACGGTTACCGGGACTGCCGACACTACCCATATCACCATTGGCGGCACCATTCAATCCGGCAATCCGGTGGCGCAGGTGGGAGACGAGGTAACCATTTTGGAAGGTGTTAACGCCGGGCAGGTGACGCACATCACGAACATTGCCAATCAGGGAACCAGCGCCGAGACTTGGACGGTCAACACTTTACCCCATACGACTGAAACCGGCGTGTTCGTTTCCGTCTCGCCGTTTAAGTTGGTACAAACGTTTAACTTTTCAAATCTTGCGCAGCTCCGCGACGTTTATTTTGATATCAAGAGCAAATACAAAGGCAAGCGGTTCTTGCTCAAACTGCTTTTTACCAACATCACCAATACCGAACTGGAAATTACGGATGGGCAGTTTATCTACAATGACCAAGGTCTCTTAACCTCGTAGTTTATGAACCAAGCGAAACTCAATCAAGAAGTCAAAAGCGGCAATGTCAAGTTTATCCAGCCGCCGCAACCCCAGCAGCAGATGGAAGCCGAATTACCAGACGACAGTATGAAGCAGTTCCTTGGGCTTTTGACCACAATTCGCCAGCCGCGCGCCTATCTGACCTCTGCCCCGACGTTTACTCCCAGAACCTTCCTTGACCAAATCCAATTTTACGATGACGGCACTCACCAAAGGCTTTATCTTTACGTCAACAAAGTGTGGCGTTATGTATCCTTAACCTAAACCCATATGAATCTTTTGGAATCCAAACAGGCTTTGGCCAGAAAGCTAGATATAGATTATAGCGACATCGCCAACAACGGCCTGTTCACCGACGCCGATTTGGCCGGCTACATTCAGGCCGGGCTGATCCGCGCTTGGGATTATAAGCCATGGCCTTTTACGCAAGCCGTCAAGACCGCAACCACCATCGCCAATACCGATTACTACGACTACCCACAGGATGTGATGAACGGCAGTATTTATCTTTTGAGGGCGGGAGGCAAGGAATACAAGAAGTTGCTCATCGAAGACTACTTGCGCTGGCTTTCAATCAACCCCACCGACCAGACGCGCTATTGGTCCGAAACCCAGACGTACATTTTTATTAACAAGAATGCCTATGCCCAAGGCGTTGACACCTTTGACCTTTACGGCAAGGCAATCGCCCCGCACCTTTCCAACACCACCGACCTTCTACCGTTCAGCCCCATTACGGACAATCAGGAATACAGCGGCAACGAGGCCATCGTCCAACTCGCCTACAGCGAGGCAATGGACAGCGAAAAGAAAAAGAACCCGCAGGCGGCCGAGGTGGAGCGCAAGAAAGCCTACCAGTCTTTGGATTTGCTCTGGAAGCCGTTTGCCGACAGCAAGGCAAACTTACAGGCGCAGCGGCCGTTGTTCAATGCGCCGAACTACTTCCCGGATTATCCTAACAGCCGCCAAAGCCCGATTGGTAACTTTAACTTGCCTAATTGGTAATCCTTAATCTTTCAATCATATGCCAACCGTCTCTGTGGTTCCTGCCAATCAAAACCCTAATACCCTACTCGGCCCAGCTCCCAGCGTACCGGCCGCTATTGGCGTTGCCCAGGCCGGCGGCGGGAGCCAGTCAGCAGGCAATATCCTACAGCCTGCTGGCGTTTCGGTTGTACCAGCCGCCCAGAAAGTCGCTACACAGCCCCAAATTTCGCCTGTAGCGCAGCCCCAGCAGCCCACTCCGGCACCGGCACCGGCGACACCGGCGCAGACCTTTTCCTTTGGCGACGGTAAGAGCTATGACGTGGCCGGAAACGAGGTTAAACCGGCATCGACGCCTGGTACCGACCAGAACCAGTCCATAGCCACAGGAGCAGGGAAAGCGGGATTGTCCTTTGATGACCTACAGAAAATCGCCCAGGCCAACGCCGCGCTTTCGCCCGAGGAAATCGGCAACATCAGAACCGAGCTTGGCATACCGGCCACAACCCAAGCGGCCTTTGCGCCACTCTCAGAGGGGACAGTCCAATTCTACACCGATGCTTACAACCAAGCTGGGCTTGGGGATTTGAAGACCAGAATTATGGATTTGGCTGACCAGATAAATACGGCGAATGGTCAGTACACAGACGCCAACGGCCAGATTACCGAAAACCCGTTTCTGTCGGAAGCCTCCCGTACACAGCGCGCGCAGGAGCTTTATCAAACCAATCTCAGCCGCATTTCCAACCTTACCAACGAGCAGAACCAGCTCAAATACCTCTACACGCAAGGTTTAACCGAAGTAAACGGCCTGGTTACCAAATACACAAACGATTTCCAGACGAACCGGGACCAATCAGTAGCCAAACTCAATTACCTGACCAGTTATGCCGAAAAGCTGGGCACCGCCGCGACGAACGTCAAGGCGCAGCAAGTGTACCGATATATGCCCGACTATCTGAGTACCTATGCCAAGACGGCATCTTCCCAAAAGACTATTGGCTCTCCGCAGCAAGGACAGTGGCAGTGGAACCCCGACACGCAGACGTTTGAGCAGGTCACACCGCCAGGCGGTAACATCCAGCCGGTCACAACGCCAGAAGGCAGCCTGGTGGGCTTCAATACCAGCACAGGCCAAACCACGCCGACTACTCCGACTTCAACAACCGGCGGATTTTCCAATCCAACGCAGATTACTATTCCTCAGTACCCACAAGGTTCAGATACGAGCGGAGCGCCGCAACTGGCATTTCAAAATAACAATCCCGGCAATCTTATGTATGCCGGCCAGCAGGGAGCCGTGAAAGGTGCCGGTGGCTTTGCCAAATTCGCCACCCCGCAGGACGGCTACAATGCGCTCATCAGCCAAGTCAAGCTTGACCAAAGCCGTGGTATGACACTAGGCCAGTACATCAGCAAATACGCCCCGCCGACTTCCAACAACACGGCGCAGAATATCCAGCAAGCCGCAACAGCTTTAGGTGTAAACGCCAATATATCTTTAGCCAGCATTGACCCGAACCAGATAGCTCAGTTTCAGGCGATGAAAGAAAGCGGGACACAGATAGCCAGCTCACAAGGTTTACAGGTAATGCAGGCATCGAGCCAAGGAACAATTCTCCCTCCGATTGTTGCCAAGTATCTGGAGACCCTGCCAAATGTACCAGGCAGTCAGTATATCAATACCGACCGCGTTGCCAGCACTCAATTACCGGCCGTACAATCTCAAGCAGCAGGCAAAGTTCCTGTACTTACCGGAACCGAAGTATCCGGGCTAAAGAACATTGATGTCATCTTCAAAGCGTTGGACAACCTTAGTAACCTCTCAACCGAATTGTTAGGCGGTGGAATTGGTGGCAGGATACAGGGCTTAGTCAGCAATCAAGCGCAGGCACTTGCACAGACCGACCCACGCTTTGCCCAATTCCAATTAGCACGCGACACCGCCATCAAAACCGTCCAGGCTTTGGCCGGTGGGGCGGGTTCGGGCTTGCGGCTCAATATGGGTGAAATCGACACCGCCGCCAGCAACTTGCCAAACATCACAGACAACATCGGCTATGCCAGCGAGAAAATCAATGGACTAAAACAGCTTCTGACCAACCAGCTAAATGAAACCTTGCCAGGACTTATCTCAACCGGCAGCCAGCAAACCGGCAATGGCTCCGTTGACCTTTCAGACCTTAATTTCACTTTACAATAATGCAATTATCCGTAGGACAACCAAATAGCGCGCCACAGGGCGGTTTGGCCGTGGCCCAGGCTCCCATCGGGATGCCGGCTACCCTTTCGGTGCAGCAATCTCCCACACCCCAAGCTGGACAACCGTTGTCCTTGGGCAATAATACTCCAATAACGGTGCCACAACCGCAGCAGTCGCCTATCGTGGAGGCCGTAAACACCGCCATGGAACGGGGAGCCAGTCCTGATCAAATCGTCCAGAAGCTTATTCAGTCAAACCCAGACAAGCAGCAGGAGTTTCAAACTGCCATTCAGCGAGGTGCTCAGCCGCAGGACATCATCAACGAGGTGCTGAAGCAGAACGGCGGCCAGGCGACGGACACCACCGCAGCCGGACAGACGACAGACCAGGCAACCGAGCAGCCTAAATCCGTTATGGGTTATCTGGGCAACACCATCGGCGCCACCGGCACCCTCGTAAAGAACATCATCGGCGGTTTGGTCAACATCCTAAACACCAATCCCGACCAGAACACCATCGTCAATGTGGCGAAGGTGGCGGGCGGGTTGCTTGCCAGCCCGGTCATAATCGGCCACAACCTAATTACCGGAAAGAACGCGGGTGAACAAGGCAGTTGGCAGCTTACCGATAAGCCGCTTCAGAATTTGCTCGACAGCCTTGGAAACCGCTACGGAAGTATGGACAAGTTCAAGGAAACCCTGTACACAGACACGCCAGGGGTGCTCTTGGATTTGGCGACCGTATTGGAGCCGGCAATGAAGGGAGTTGGTTTGGCGGGGGACGTTGTTGACGCCACTGATGCCTCGACTATGGCCGCAAAGACCAATGCCGCGGCAATCGCCGCCGCAACGGACAACCCGATGTTGCGGGCTGCCGCTACTCAGTACGCGGGTGAAAGCACCAATGCCCTTTCTAAGGCCGGAGAAATCGGCGGCAAAGTGGCTGAAACCATCAATCCAGTAAACCAAACATTTAAAGCAGCAGGTAAAGTCGCGGATTTGGTTGGCACGGGAGCATCAAAGGCACTCGGCCTTACTACTTCAGCCGGATCAGAGAGCATCAGACAAGCATTCACGAATCCCAGCGACACCCAGGCCGCAGCAATGCGCGGCAATATGAGTCCTGAACAGATTGTCAGCGACGCAAAAGACGCTTTGGGTCAACTCAAAGAAGACCGTGGCACCGCATACCGCCAGCAGCTCGCCCAGGTGAAGGAATCTACCTTGCCGCAGGACACGGCGCCAGTGAATGCGGCTCTAAACAAATCTTTGAACGACTTTGGCGTAAAGGTGCTGACTGATGAGAGCGGAAAGCCGATGTTGGATTTCAAAACTTCAACCATCAGCGACCCGGCCGAGCAAGGACGCATCCAACGGATCTACAACGACGTGACGAACTGGCAGGACACCACCGGTGGCGGACTTGATACGCTCAAGCGCCGCGTGGGTTCGGAGTGGTCGCAGAACAGCGACGTTCGCGCCTTTACGCAATCAGTCAAGAGTTCCATCCGTGGCGTTTTGAACGATGGCATTCCAGGCTACCAGCAAATGACGAGCGGATATGAGCAAGCCAGTAACCTGATTAACGACATTCAAAAAACCCTGTCGCTGGGCGACAAGGCTTCAGTTGATACAGCGTTTAAGAAACTGACAACGGCTCTGAAAGACAATAATGAAATGCGGACGGAGCTGATTGGACAACTTCAGGACGCTGGTGGCAAAGACCTGATGGGCTCCATATCTGGCTATCAGTTGAATCCCGTCGTTCCGCGCGGCGTGTTTGGCAGGGGCATTGACCTCATAGCGGGCGGCAGCATCATCCACGGCCTGGCCGCGCTTTTCTCGCCACAAACATTAGCGGCCTTCGCGGTTTCGTCGCCACGGTTGGTTGGTGAAGTGGCAAGAGGTTTGGGTTTAACAAAACAGGCGCTTGTTTCCGGCATCAACGCTCTACCGACAGCTATTCGTTCCAACGTTGGTCGTGTTGCGACTGGTTCAGCCTTCGTGAATGCTCGGACTGCTCCTCAAACCAAGAAGCAACTAGGGAAATAAGCCAAGCTCCAATGATGATTTGTATAAAGCCCATAGATTATTCCGCTTTAGTTGTTACCGTCGCTTCTTTGACATCCCAGCCACTCGCCGTCTCGACCCGCAGCGAATAGGTGTGCTCACTACCGGGGGTTAACCCGTCTTCCGAGTAAAGAGTGTGCTTCATACCGGCTGTCGCCAATCCCTGTTCCACTTCTGTTGGCTGAACTTCGGCACCGTCAAAGGTAAGCGTTACCACGGCATCAGGAGTTGTCTTAATCAGAACTGAAATGTTGTCCGCAGTTACGCTTATCTGACAGTTTGACCGGATGTTGGAGCAATCAATAAGGCTTGTGTCTTGCGGCTTGTCAACGGAATTGTCAGCGGAAGTTGCTTCAGCACCAGATATTTGAGCAGTTGATGGAGTGTCCATAGATATAGATTTTGAGTTAATAATTGGTTCTTCGGGCAAGATGGCAGGCGCGATGGTTGTCGCAGGGGTGGAAGTTTTCAGGTCAGTTCCCAAAAGTTCAGGCTTTGAGTAAATCTTGTTATCCAATCCCACACACATATTGTCAGGAAAGCAAGTATACTGCTGGACTCCGTTCTCATCCCAAAGACCCATCCCATCACTAAAGCCCATCAGCATAGCGCGGGCCGGGAGAGAAAAGACTAATCCACTAAACACTAAGGCAAGCATAAGTTTTTTCATAAAGCTCCTTTCACCTTAAGCCTACACCATTTAAAAACTAACGCAAATCAGTTATCCACACCCCCCTATGCCCGACCAAATAACAGACCACGACGTTTTGACCACCCTTGTTGCGAATGTAAATAACTTGGCTAAAGGCCAGGACGAATTTCGCAAAGAGGTAAAAGAGAGCATTGACGACCTTAAAAACAACTACTCAAATCGAATACAGGGGATTGAAGACTTTAAAAACAATGCTGACAAGGTCTTTGCGGCCAAACACGACCAGGATTTGGTCAACGATGATTTGTTCAAACAGGTTAATTCCTTAAAACAATGGCGGTCATATACAGCCGGGGCGCTGGCGGTAGTTACGGTGATAGTTTTGCCGATTGTGGCGTGGCTCGCGGTTTCGGTAATCAACCACATGGCGGATGATAAGGCAAACCAGGTGACAGTTCAACAAATCCAGAATACTTACAATGGGCTTAACCAGACTCTTTCCACTTTGCAGACTGAAATCCAAAATCACATTAACCAAACCAAATAACATGAACTGGCCCCTACCTCCAGCCGAAGAGCAGCACTCCAACGTAGCCGATAGTTTCGGGTGTGTTTCCTTTGCTGCGGTCCATTGCATCGAGTCTCAGGAAATCGCCCAGACCGGCCAGACGCCCGGCTATTCCGAGCGCGCCCTTGCCAAGCTATCCGGTACGGTCTACACCGGCCCAGTCAACAAGCGCGGCAACAACGCGGAAAATGTCTACAACGCCATTTTGAAATATGGCTTGATCTTAGATTCCGACTGGCCTACCGAACTCGGCGATGATTGGACGCTTGATGAGTTCTACGCGGACATCCCGCCCGAGATTCTGGTCAAGGCAAACAAGCCGAACATCACCCTGTTAAACGGCAGCACAAACTTTTCCTTAGCTCCCGTATGGACGGCGATGCTCATCGGCGGCACTATGGGCCATATGGTCGAACAGCTTGACCAGGTTGACTATTTTGACTCTTACGTGCAATATCAAAAGCAGTTTAATTCCTCTGACCAAATTACTTGGCAGGGGCAACTAATCCTTAACCCTCAATCAAAACGTATGCTCGTATTCTTCCAAGTGCCTGGCACTCAAACCAAATGGGCTTTGATGGACGGAGCCTGGGTAGGCTTCTCCGACATGACGGCGTTCAACAACTACGTCAGCGGCCGGCCGTTCGTTACCATCAACATTGGTCAGTCTGAGTTTATCAAGCTCAAAGCCAATGCAGATGTCTTCAAAAGCTAACCTGGGGATAACTCATTTGACCACTTTTTTAAAAGTGCAATACTGTAAACAAGCCACCTCACCTCATTTTTAGAATGCCAAGAGCATCGACGCTTTTGGCATTTTCGCTTTCAGGCAAAAGCTGCCGGCGGTCGATACGGCAGCCCTTGCCCGCAAGCGAACCTTTCGGGGGTGGCCGTCCCAGACGGCTCCGATTTCACAATCAGACAACTTCCAAGGAGGATTTCTGTCCGACGTTACCGTAACGCTCTGTTCGCAAACAGGAACGATTGGCCGGCAGGAACTGGCACTCGTACCCTATCCGCAATCCACGCTCACCCACAAGGTTGTGCCGCACCACGAGGTTGTCAACGCACTCGTTGAAACTCTCGGCTTCCGGCACATCGGCGTTGTCAAAGACCAGTACGCCGTCTCCCGCGACGGAATGAAGCTGTTCGGCACCATGGAACTGGAAACCACCAGCCACGGCGTACGCTTCGCCCTCGGCATTCGCAACAGCCACGACAAGAGCCTGTCTCTCGGAATTACGGTCGGCTACAAAGTCCTGGTCTGCGACAATCTCGCCTTTTGGGGCGACTTCACCCCGGTAATGCGCAAGCACACCAAAGGCTTCGAACTGCTGCCCGCTCTCGCATACGGCATTGACCTGATGCAGCGGAACTGGGAGCCGATGGTTACCGACATTTCCCGCTGGCAGGATAGCCAGCTTTCCGACGTTGCCGCCCGGCTGCTCATCTACGAGGCGTTCATCGAGGGCGCCGTGGATCTGCCACGCCACCTGGCCAGGCCGGTGCACCAAGCGTACTTCAACCCGCCGCACGATGAATTCGCACCGCGCACCATGTGGAGCCTCCAGAACGCCTTTACCGAAAGCTTCAAGCAGTTGGAGCCGATACCCATGGTCAGGGCCACCAACGAGCTGGCCGGATACTTCGCACAGCGTAAACTGTGACTTCAAAGGGGCGGCTCAACAATACCCGCCCCGCACTTTAACAAATTTTAATTTATACCCTGTTTTTTGCAGGTCCAGAATCTCTAAGAGCTAAGAACGCAATATATACGGAAGACAAAAACCTGTGGGTTATTGCAACGACAAAAACGACCTCGTCCACCCCTTGACAGCCACGATTCCGGTGAGATGATGGGGTTGGCTCTCGGTTTTAAAAAGGAGAGCCAGATGCTGAAAGTACCCCGCGACCCGCACTTGTTCCTGCTTAAGGCAGGCCTGACAGTAATCATCGCCATCGAACTTTACAAATTCATCATATTCATCATTGGTTAACCCTCCAGCCTCAAACTGGAAAGACAAAAACAAAACCTTGTCCATTCCCCCCCTCCAAGCTCCCTCATGGCTTGAGCCGGGCTTGGGGGTTAGCTCATGACTATAATTCACCGCCTCAAATCCTTGCGTGAGAAATTCCGGAGGAGTGGCAAGCAAGACTGTCGGCGCAGACAAACCTATGCGTGAAATTCTCATCTTGGTTCTCACTTTTGCTGTTGGTTTTGTGTTCGGTCTTTCTCTTGGCGACTCCATCGCCTACGACCGAGAAGTCAGACGACTTCATTTCCCAACTGGCAATCCAACATCAAAGAAACATCGACCATAAGCAAAGAGTCAGTCTCATTAACTTCTTTGAGCACTACCATGGTAAGAAGCCTTATCCAATTACCGCCTACATCACCTATGCCAGAGCATACCAAATTGATTACCGTCTCTTACCCGCAATTTCGGTTGCGGAATCCAGCGCAGGAAACCATTCTTGTGGAAATAATTGGTGGGGATGGCAAAGTTGCCGGGGTAATAACTTTGGCTCAGTTGATGAAGGTATTCAATTCGTCAGCCGACAGTTGGGAACTGGAGTTTACTACCGAGGAAAAACCATTAACCAAATCTTAAGAGCCTACAATCCCAACCCGGCATATGCCGTGGAGGTTGAAAAGCTCATAAAGGAAATCTCAAATGAGTAAGTTTGCATTGGCTCTCAAGAGCCGCACGTTGTGGACGGTGGTGGTGATGTTGGTATTTAACCTTATCCCTCATCTACCCGTTGACCAATCTGTTAAAGACCTAGTAAATGGCATTTTGACTTTGCTTGCCGCGTACTTCCACGTCAACCCAAGCCAGAATTATAATGCCATAGTTCCGAATAGCACTATCATTGACGGCACGCCGACCGGCGGCAGCTTTGGAATGAAATAATGAAAAGCCCCTGGATAAATTGCTTGTGCGGCAAGGACGTTCACGTTCTTGATATGCCCAAGCACTACCAACTTAAACACCAATGGCCCGCAAATGAAAACGAAGGCACAAAGGAGAGCGTTACGGAAAGCCAAGCGGAAGCTGGAGGAAGCGCGCAGGCGGATTCCCGATAAGTGCGGATTTTGCCAACTCTCTTTGCCCAACGGCGAAAAGTATGCTCACCAATGGTGTCGCTGATTTAAAAGCCCGTTAGAGTCAAACAATTGCCCTCCAGGGACGAGATTTCTCGCCCCTTGGGGAAAGGAGCCAAGACCGGCAAACTCACCAGCGCCGGCAAAAACCTTGGCCCCCCTCTCCAGATCAACAAGGAGGTGCCAATGAAGACCTGGGCGACTGAGGAGTCTATTACGACTCTGAGGTTTTGTCGAACCTGCAACAAGGAAACTCCCCACACAATCCACAAGGGCGAAGGCTGCAAAGCCTATATCTGCGTACCTTGCGAGGAGAGGGCCGAGCTGCACGAGCTGAATAGGGACTGATATGCGGTACTCACCGCAGAGGAGACGTTTATGGCTGTTTCGGTTGAGACGGTTTACTGCCCGCATTGCCATCTGCGGACACCGGACAAGAACAGGAAATGCACGCATTGCGGAAAGGAGATCCACGCCGACCGGATGGAAGTAGTCTGCTTCGCGCATAAGGAGGTGACCCACATCTCGCCGGCAACCGCCGGCGCCTTCCCCAACTAGCCGCTACGTTAGCCCGCCAACTTCCCCGCAGTTGCAATTCCCGCCAAAGGGTGCAATGCCCAGCAATGCTAAATCAGCCCATTCCAGATTATCGGTTTGGGCTTTACTTTCCCTAAAGGAGTATGGAACAATGGCAGAAGAGACGAAGACATCATCCAAACCCGAGGTAAAGAAGATGACGGTACTGGAACAGCTCAAGAAACTGGACGAGCAGCGCGCCAAGCTCATTGAAGATGCCAAAGCCGCGGCAATGAAGAAGGTACAGGAAGGCATTGATGATTTGACGGCTATCGGCTTTATGTGCAAGCTGGTTGAAATCGACAACGAAGAGCCTTCAGCCAGGAAACGCGGCGCCCGAGAAGGCGCGGGCCAGATTGACCCCAACAAGCCCTGCTCGGTCTGCAACTTCCTTACGTCGCCCAACCACGACGCGCGTAAGCATCGGGCGCAGGGCGAGAACAAGAAGCCTTTTACGGCCAAAGACCTGGAACAGTTCGGATTGAAGAAGGTTTAGCCCTCAAACTAAAAAGCCCGTGTCTCCGTCCTACTCCCCAATGTGGTAGGACCGAGCCGGGCTTTTCTCTTTACTGTTTAGTCTGGCACCGCGGGCAAATCTTTTCTCCATCCAGCCAGTAAGCGCATTTAAAACATCGTTTGAAATGATGGTGTTTTTGTACTGTCACCAGTCCGCCCCTATGGAACTTTTTCCCCGCCCTATACGCTTTCATCCATAAACGCTTGTAGGTTTTCAAATCCATACCAGCGGGGCGCCGCCGCCACGGCCGAGGATTCGGGTGAGGCTTCTTTGCCAGACGGCAAGCGTTGCAGAAGCGGCGCCGGCCGTCTTTGGTGGCAAAGGTGTTCGTACATCTTGGAGTGTGGCAGCGGACTTTACGCATTTGGTTTTAGTAAGGGATATCTTCTACGTCTATTTCCCCCATCTCGACTTCGCTGGGGTCAGCTTCGTCGGCGGATTTTCCGAACTTCCCGCCGCTGGCAGAATGCACGGTCTGGGCAAGTTTGGATGGTTGAGCCGGAGCAGCAGCAGGCGCGGGAATAGCGGCGGCGGCCGGTTGGTTTTCCTTTGGCACTTTGGCTTCATCGAACGGCGGCAACACCTGTTTGGCCATAAAGAAACTGTCAGCATTGTTGTACTGCTTGCCGTCAGGTTTCGGTTCGGAAACAGTCACGCCCACGCGGAGCTGCTTGCCAATCATGGCGTTCATCATGGCGATGGTGTAGGCTTTGCCCTCTTCTTCGGTGAGCGGGTGCTTGGCCACGGCCGAGGCGACTTTCCACGTCAGCGGGTTCTTGCCGTTTTTGTAGGGAATAGGCGAGACGCGGGAACCGCGCTTCCATAGCTTGCGGCCGTAGCTGGCGCCGTCTTCAATGATGGTTAACTCGAACTTGAACACGTCGCGCTTTTGGCCTTGGTATTCCGAAACGTCTTCGGCGATGTCCGTAATTTGCACTTGGTAAACGTCTTCGGGGATGAGGGGCCAGTCTTTCTTTTCCGGCACCTTCATCGCCGTGTCTGGTGATAATGGCATACGATTGATAATTTCTGCCGCTATGCGGCGTTAGTTTGATTGACTTGGGAGTGTCTTAAACTCTCCCGTCAATGTTTTCCGTGGGTCTTTCTTGGCGTTGCTTCTCGCCGAGATGGTTTCAGTTTCCTGGAACACGACACCCGGCGGCAGTTTGGAGGTGTCCACGGTGTTGTCTTCACGGATAGCGACTTTGGCAAGCTCCTCCAATACGGAGTCTTTGAACAAGTCGGTTACCCGTTCGGCCACATACTCTTTGGCCAGCCCAGTTTCCTTGAGGTGTGCGACCAGGGCAGCCTCATCAAGGATTTTGGCTGTCCGGCGGACTGATAGGGAAACGGTTGCGCCTTGGACGCGCGTGGAAAACTCTTTCCGTTCCTTAAACACTTGGACGATTTCGGTTTTGAAGTGTTCCCGAGCCTCTTTGAGCGGTACAACTTGTTTGTCGTACTCTTCATCAAATTGTTTGATTCGGTCCCGAGCTTCAATGTAACCTTGGACTAGATCCACCAACGGCACAATCACTTGCGGTTGTTGCGCCGGTACTTTGTCTAATTCGTTCATGGTTTTGAATGCTTGGTTGATAAAACGACCTTTACCTAAGTATGGCAAGAAGTTTAAGAAGCGTAAAGAGGCTGTGAATGTTGGGTTTTGGTGATATGGACGAAAGTTATCCACAGTCTTTGTTTTGTGATACCTTTAATTTAATGGAAATGCCTGAGGAAGAGTATCCGTACCACATCACCGCAATTTCTGAACTTGCGAAAGATTACAGCACAGAGAGGTTTCGGCAGGAAATCAAAATCTGCCGCGACGTGCTGAAAAAGCTCTTTGCTGAAGACAAACGCTCCGACCAGCAAATAGCCAGATACCGTATACTGCGCTACCTCGACACGCAGCTCTACCGGGCCGTCTTCTGGGTTGAAGCCGAGGCTGACCTGCTGGCATGGATCATGCGGAATCTGATTGAATCGAAGTTCTGGACCAAATTCGTCTCTGAGAGCGAGGCGAATGCTACACGTTTCTTAAACGAATCTAATATCGATATGAACGAGCTGTACGAGCGGATGCAGAAGGCACATCCCGACACTCCGGAAATGGAGTTGCTGCCGGTATCCGACCCGAAGCGAGTCCGTGTTGAGCCATCTGAGGGGCAGGAATCGCTTACTTGGAAGTTTTCCTGCAAACTCATTCACCCTTCCTCATGGGTTATAAACAACTATGACCTGACAACAAGGAGCGCCGAGACAAAGCAGTTCTTTGCGCTGCAAATCCTTCAATACGGTTGGGGAATTATCACGATGTTCCATAATATAAACTGGGTCCCTTGACAACTTTTGTAGACCTGCTACACTTCACCTCACAATGAGTTCGGACAGCAATCAACTTGCAAAAAGACCCCTGTAGTTGGGGGGTGTTCCAATCGCAAGTTGGCCCCTCGACTACAGGAGTTTTTATTTGAACATTTCTGACGAGTTTGGCGTATACTGTTGACGGCGACTCTTCGCCACGGAGGTGTTCTATGGGCCAGGCTTCTAACTGGCTAGTGAAACGCTTCCGGCTCCGATTGTGCAGGTAGTAGCGACGGAAGCATACAGCCCGCGCCAGGGTACGGGCCACAGCGAACCCTGCCGGTGAGTCTCGCGAGACACCGCACTTCCAACGGGGCACCTGCGGGAGCCAAAAGGAAACCTGGCCGTCGGGGTCCAGAGTACCGCACGACTATGAGGAGCACTCATTACGTGACCAAGGCCTGGGCTAGCCGCCGTAAAGGGGTGGCTCGGTAACGAAAGCTAAGGCTTCGGTCTGGCGATAAAACGTGCCGAGTCCACCCTGAAATAGAGATCCATAAAGCCAACGTCCATGCAACCAAAATCAACAACACCCCCATACGAAACCAGCAACGCCATCCTGCGCCAGTAGCGCGGGCCGGCGTTTTTGTTTTTGTAAAACCAGAATACTGGCCGGTGTGGTGAGGCGAACCTCACGCGCCCCCGGCTGGATGCCAACTTAAAGCGTGGGGACTTCATTGGTTCGGCGTGCCCTGCCGCCGCGGTAGCAGGGTCTGGTATGGGAAATCCAAATGAAGACCGCCGGCAGCGTTATGCGAAACCCTTTTGCGCTGCCGGGGACAGCGGCCAGGCCCGACCGGGACCCGGCTGACAGTTAAGGGGAGACGGCGCCGGGAAAAAACGGAGCGACCGCCGTCAAGCCAGCAGTCTGTTTTCCGACAGGCTTTTTGGATGGTATCTGGAAGGGAAAAAGGGTTGACAGCAATCTGATGGAGTGGTATCGTCTTGGCCATGCAACAGCAAGAAGAGACCATTTATCTTTTTGAAAATGTTGTTAAAAAAATTATTGTTGCTATCTCCCAAATTGAGAAGCTTGTTAAGTTATTTCCTCGAATTGAGGCGATTATAATTAGGGCGTTGCTGTTTGGATGTTTTTTGTTGGGAATACACAGGTTGGTTATATTTATTTTCTTAACTGGCCTGTAAGCTTAGACTAAAAACAATACCAATTGCGCCACAAACCCCGCTAGTAAGGGAAACCCGAACGCGGGGTTTTCTTTTTCTGTGGATAACCCCGCCGCACTCCGCATACCTAAGCCATTTGACGGCGTTTTCCAGCCTGATAAACTTAAGGTGGACAGTCTGTTAAGCAAGGGCGTGAGCTTTGCCTAACCAGCAGGGCGGAAATTCAAGGCTTCATGGTTCGCAAGAATCATAGGGACGGGTGGCGTCGCTCGGAAGCCGTAAGAAGTACCCTAGAGAGTACACAAGAATAGAGCTTGGTCGCTTCGTACTAAACTTGTGGCTCTTGCTTAGCAGATTCATTAACCTTTATCCCTACGAACAAATTCACTTTCGACCGCGACCAGCGCGGCGCACCCCTAGAAATCCTTATAGCCTCCCACCTTCACAACCTTGGGATATCTGTCGGCTACAATCCGGCCAGCGGCACCGATGACCCACGGCGTGAGGACTACGACCTATACGCCGGCCCAGAAGGGCAGGAAACCTTTTTTGAGGCAAAGATGGATTGGCAGAGCGGCATCACCGGCCGAATCTTCGTTGAAGAGAAGACTCTCCGCAACACCAAAGCCAGCAATATGATTGTCGGCCGCCTGCTACTTGATGTCTTTGACGTAGACCATTTAAGAACCCTCTACAACGCCAAGAACCGAGTAGCGAGGGGCGACGGCACGTTTGCCGAGCAGTATACATTTAAGCACGTTGCCGGAGGTGACCAAGCTGGCAACATGGGAATGCTGCTTGATTGGAAAGTTTGCAAGGAACACTCCACGCCGTTTTGGCGGGTGGCTAAAGAATTAACGCAACGACAATGAAAGTTGAAGTCGAAATGGAAACGATAACATGTGCCTGCTGTGCGGTTGTCATCGCCGCCAATCCATCCTTTTTTTCCCTGCGTAGGGAAGACCATGAAGAGTTTTATTGTTTAAATGGACATGGCAACTACTTTCCTGGAAAGTCAGAGGCTGAAAAGTTGCGGGACGAACTGGCACAGGAGAAGAGGAAGACAATAGACCTGGCACAGCAACTAGATAAAGCTATCGTGCCAAAGAAGCGAGGCCGTCCACGTAAATCATTAAGCACTATCAAATGACTCCCGTATTTTTGGGACAAGTCAAAGATGGCAAACTCTCACTCGACAAGGCCGGGCAGTTTAAAGATTATCTCCTTACCCTAAACGGCAAAAGAGTGGAGTTGACGGTTCAAAAGTTAAAGCAGAAGCGTAGCAATCAGCAGAATAGATGGTATTGGGGTTGTATCCTAAAACTGATTTCCGAGCATACCGGCGACGACCCGCAAGATTTGCACGAAGCTTTAAAGGCTCATCTTTCCCCGAAACATATTGTTGGAAGTGTTGTTGTGGCTTCGGGTACACGTTACCTTGACACGATTGACTTTGGCCAATATTGCGAGAAGGTAAGACGATGGGCAGCGGAGGAGTTAAACATTAACATTCCTGATCCGAATGAGGTTGTCATCTAACACTACTTTCATATACGCACTTCACGACCCCATCACGGGCGCAGTTCGTTATGTAGGCAAGGCTGATAACCCGAAGCGTCGTTTTAATGCCCACATTTGGGGAGAGAAGTACAACTTTTATCGTTGCCGCTGGATAGCAAAGCTTAAGCGTCAAGGATTAAAGCCTGGATTATCAATTCTGAAAGAAGTGAGTAAAGATAACTGGCAGTTTTGGGAAAAAACCTTCATTAAGCTATATCGTGCCCGCGGCTGTAAACTTGTGAATCTTACGGATGGTGGAGATGGTTTGACAAGCTACAAGCATTCCGCAGCGACGCGAGCCAAGATAGGTATCGGTAATAAGGCAGCTTCTAAAAAGTATTTTGACAACGGTGGTATTGCTCATATGAAAGGCAAACACCATTCTGAGGAAGCCAAGGAGAGGAACCGGCAAGCTCATTTGGGTCATGGACATACTCTAGTCGCGCGATTAAAGATTTCCGAAGGCCTTCGTGGCCGACCAGTCTCACAATCTACTCGCGCAAAGATTAGTGCGTCTCATTCCGGAGTACCAGCAACACCGATTCAACGACTCAACATGATTGCCGCCAGAAGAAGGCAATCCATTCTATCGGTCGAAGATGTTATTGAGATTCGCTTACTTGCTCGGATCTTTCGTCAAGTGTGGCTTGCTCGTATCTATGGTATCAGTAACAGCCTCGTTAGTGCGATTATTCTGGGTAGACGTTGGGCCAACGAGTTTTTGGGGCTACAGATTCCGTTGCCGGGGGAAGTTACGGTTTAGGGCGCTTGAAGAAAAGATTCCATTGGAACCAAGGACTGTCATAGAAGCCGAGTTTACCGCCATACTCCTTCTTCTCCGTCCCCTGCAATGTAGTCACCGCTACGAGTTCCCATCCTTCTTCACCGGCTTTACTCAGAATCGAGGCAATCTCTTTCGCAGTCTCAGTTTGTTCAAACAAGTATTCCCATTTTTGCATAGCATTTTGATTCTACACCAATGGCCCTAAAAAACTATACAACCCAAGTGCCTGCCAGCCGGAGCGTGCAGGAGATTCAGGAGATGCTTCAGAAACACGGCGCCAGCGGCGTTTTGATGGAATACGAGCCGGGCACTGGCAGGATTGCCAGTCTCGCCTTCAAGATAAACCTCAATGGACAGGACTGGGGTTTTCGGTTGCCGCTACGGTGGCGGGAGGCGCAGCGAGTGATGAAGGAGCAGCGGATCAGCAAGAGCCGCGACGACGACTATTGCTACCGCGTGGCGTGGCGCATTCTGAGGGATTGGGTCAATATCCAAATGGCCCTTGTGGAGCTTGATATTGTTCAGATGCAGGAAGTATTTTTGCCCTACGTTGTTCAGAAAAACGGCCGCACGCTTTTCGAGAATACCGTTTTGGACCCAAGCAGATTATTAACCTAAACGGCCATCCTCGAACAACACATCCAAAAGCAAATCCTCGACTACGTCCGCTTTCGCGGCATCCCCTGCTATAAGCACCAGAACGCCGGCATCAGGAAGCCGGACGGCGGCTATATCCCTACGCACACCCGCGGCGTTTCAGACATCATTGGCTGCATTCCGAAGACTGGCCGGTTTCTGGCGATTGAGGTGAAGCGGCCGGGTGGCAAGCCCACGGCTGAGCAGCAGCAGTTCATTGACACGATTAACGGGGCGGGAGGGCTGGCATTTGTGGCGCATTCCATAGAGGAGGTACAGTCTGGGTTGACAGCCTTATTACAATAGGAATATGCCTACATGTCCAGCCTATGACTGTTCCGGCGGGGATTCCTTCCGAGTACATGAAGTTCGCGACCCTTCTGGTTATAAAGTTCCGGCTGATATCACGGTTGCGCCTGATGAACGGATGTTCAGATGCAGCTATTGCGGTTTTCTCTGGATTGAGAAGTTCATTCCAGAGCATATCATGACTCTGCGGATTCCTGTAGGTTTCTACGATAATTTCACCAAACCTAACGAATTCTTTGCTACGCCGGATTATAGGCTTAAGCAAGAGCCAAAACCTAAGCCGAAGCGGCGCCGAAGATAATTAGTTTTGGTGGGATAGTAACGATAGCCTGTCGTGGACCCGTTGTAAATCCGCAATTCCCAAGCTCCGCAGATACCGCTCCGTCGTTGAAATGGAGCTGTGTCCCAGAATCCTCTGGAGGTAGTATAGGTTTCCCCCAGCCCTCAGATAATTAACTGAAAACGTATGACGAAGCGTATGAAGAGAACAGCGAACGCCGGAAATTCCGAGACGCTTGCACAACAGCTTAAAATCACGAAGAAGGTATCGCTGGTTGGCCTGGTTGCCGCGGCCCGTGCAAAACACCCAGTCGAATTGGTGCTGGGACAGGTAACGAAAAAGCAGCTTGCGCAACTCAATGCTCATTGGTACGAGGCGCTGTTTCTTTCCCTTACCGTTGACTCGAAACATCAGATTGTCGAAATCCACATCCGGGCGCCGCAGGTTCAGCAGCTCCTGAAACCGCATCCCCGTGTCCATGGCCGTAATCGCCACCATCCGAATCCGTGTTTCGTTACGCCCGACGGGCTTCCGGTTCACGATTCGCTGGATTTGCTCAGGCGTAAACGTGGCTAGGATTTTCTCTTCTTCCTTTAGCCAGCTCAGTTTTACCGGCTCTTTGATAATTTGCTCTTCGTGCGCCCAGCGCAGGAATGCCCGCAGGCAGCGCAGGTAGGTGTTGATGGAAACCGCGCGGTTGCCCCGACCCGTTGTTTGGAGTCGGCCGATTTGCTCGATGATGGCGGCCCGCAAATCTGTTGTACACTGGTATGGACGTTCCAAGACAGGAGAAAACGCCTTGAAGCTGTACCGGTACCACGCAACGGTGGCCGGGGAGACCCCCTTCAT